ACCTGTTCCTGTAATGTCATTGGAATTAAGGTCTAGATTACCACCAAGTTGAGGGGTGGTGTCTGTCACCACATCTAAGGCACTATCGGTGAAATTGACTGTATTGGCACTTGTATCAATCGTTGCGAATTGAATATCATCTGTTCCATCGTGAATATACAAAGTCCAAGTGGTTGATGTTGTATCAATCCAAAATTGACCTGCATATTGTGTTGTAGGTGCTGAAGTTCCACTGTTATTGGTTCTTACTGCATCAAATATTGTATTTAATTTTGCTCTTGCTGTAGGGAAAGTGACATTATCTAGTTCAAAACTATTGCCACCACTGTCGTTAATATCTTGTGCCATTCTTTTTTATTTACCTCATTTTATTGTTGTTGTCCAATACCGATTGCTTGATAATCAAATGTTCTATTAATGGTATTATTACCACTGTCAAAAAATTCCACAATAAATTTCTCTCTATCTTTACTATTCAATTTGAAATAATCGCCTGTTTCCATATTTTGACCAATAATTGTAATCGTAGGTGTTTGATAAAAAGCATCTGTGAAATTAACTGTTTTTCCTGCTGTATCTGTACCACTAGTAATGTTTGAACCAGATTGAGATGTTTTAGGTAAAACAAAACCAATAGACAAGTTTTCAATTTGGGGAGTAGCCAAAGCAGAAGTGCTTGTTAATTTTGCTCTTAATTTAAATGCTTGAGCAATATAATCGCCTACAATAAAAGGTTTATAGGTATTATAACTTACTCCATCAGCAGAAGTTGAAATTAATAATTCTACATTAGTAGAAATATCTTCATCTGTATCACCGTCAAATACACCTTCCCTAGAATCCCAAAATCCTTGTGCATCACCAAATCTATTAACGTAATCTAAATGAGAAGTGGTAAAATTATTATAGAAGAAACTAAATTTAAATTTAGCACCAAAATCAAAATCAGTCGCAAAATCGTAAGTACCCTCTGATGCCACATTACCATTTCCACCGTCCCAAAGACCAATCGCATCATCTATATCACCTGTTGCACTATCAAATGTAATGGAGGTGTCTAATTTTAAAATACTATCAATAGCGACTACATTGTTTTTAGTTCCTGTAAAGTTTGGATTTTCTGTAATTGGACTTCCTGTTAATTCTTCTGTTCCTGTAAATTGTTTTTCTTCAATAATTACCCTAGTAGCATTTTGAGAACGTACTTCAAATTTATCAACTGCTTTAATGAAATAAACACCACTACCGACAAAAGGAGTAACAATAGAATTTGCAGGTCTAGCAATCTTTTTGACTAAATCAATCGCATTAGCATAAATTGTTTCTGAAGTATTAGAACTAAATCTAATTTCATAATAATTAAGGTCAATGTCACTATTTCCTGTCCAAGTATGGTGTAATTTATCACCCACTACATCAATGTTATAATTACTAACGTCAGCAGGTGGTTCAAACGCAGAATTGACCGTATGAGTGCTTGTAGCAATATCCGATTTCACACCACTTGAACTAATAGCACGAACATTGATTTGATAGGTTGCTCCCTCTAACACAGGTAATTTTTCAAATGTTCCTGTTGTAGAAGTTCCTAAAGTTTCATATCCAAATCCTGTGAAGTTTCCTTGATTGTCTGTAATTTGTGCAATATCACATTGAAAACTTCTTACAAATTTATCACCACTAGATACTTCAATAGTCATAATAGACTGAACATTTCCGTCTTGTAATTCAATTAATTTATCAGAAACATTATCAATCGTTGGTTTATTAATAATATAGGGGTTCGGTAAATTCGTATCTTGAACTATTCCAACATCTTGTTTAGTTGCCCAATCGTAAAATGCAGATTGATGTTCAGATAAAGTTAAAGAAATAGTAAAGTCAGAATTTAAAGTTGCTTTTTGTACTCTAAATGGTTTGGCACTAAATCCCACTCCAGAATGAGTTATATTAACAATGTCACCTATTTCTAAATCACTAGCTTCGGCAGTACATTGTAAATTGCAAGATAACATATTTCGGCTACGTCTTAAAATAACTTCTGCCATTTCTTCGGCTTGATAAGGATTAGTAATAAAATCAAAATCAAAATTACCATCTAATGGTTTGTCATTATCAACAGATAAAAGAGTAGCGTATTGGTCAGCAGTATCTAATCCCGTTTCATCAACAGGTGGAAATTGCACTTGGTCGCTTTCATATTGTTTTTGAGGATTGATATAATTTACAAAAACACGATTATATTTGTTTGAAACTTCTTCTGATTTAATAGAAATACCACCAATGATATCATCTTCGGTTAAAGTAATAGATGCAGTTCCTGCCTTTTCTATTTTTAATTTATATTTGCCTTGAGAATAAGGTAGATAACCACGACAGCTATTTAAAATATCTTTAGTATTTTTTAAAATTTTGTTTGATGTATTAATAACTGCGTGACAGCTAAATATGGGAGTATCAGTTAAAGTTGTTAAAGTGCTTTCAACAGGTGTTGTTCTATCTTCTGTAAAGAATAAAGTTGATAAATCTGTTGAATAACTACCACCAGATTTTTTCCATTCAAAAGTAAAATCACTTCCACCCCCTGCGTTTCCGTGTACCATAAAAATCGGATAAACAGAACCTGCATTAACAGAAAAAGCACCACCTTCTTTTGCTTGATTAGGGTGTAGTCCAGAATTATCTACAACCAATCCTTCAATATCATAATTTGTAGAATCGGTATATTCTCTGACAAATGTTTCAATATCTTTTCCTGCTGAACCTAAGAACACCAAAGAACTATCATCTGATGTTGTTTTAAATTGATATGATGTACTTTCGTCTGGGATAAAATAACCTTTGTAAATGTAAGAAGTATTTTGTCGGTCATCATTAGGATTGAATTTACCAGATACAACACCTGTGCCGACTGTTGTAATTCCTCTGTTTGTTCCTGTAGGTTCTGCACCTGCAAAAAATTTTGGATTGTCATTGTGGTATCCATTTAAATAACGATATCCTACTAATCCTGTTTTACTATTATCTTGTAAAACAAATTTCTTTAATGCAACAGACGGTGTTGAATAGGGGTCAACCTTTGTATCGCAATCATCAGCACTGTCTTTAAAACTATCATAGTTGGTTTCAAAAAAAGTATCGGGTAAAGTTTTTCCAAATCTTGAATTGCGTAAATAATCTAATAAACATAATGAAGGATTAGCAGACCACGCCCAAGTTGAACTATCATCTGCCCTGTGAGAACCACTACCCCCTTTAGTGCTATCTAATCTTGGGTCGTAAATTCTTCTTCCTTTTAATTCACATTGAATACTTGGCAATCCACCAAAGACATCAGTGTTGTATCTTAGTTTGAAAGCTAAATAAGAAATTCCACGCAATCGGTGATTGGTTGACCAATTACTATTTTCGCTTAATAAGGTAGATGCTGATTGATTATCTCTACCATCAAAAAATTGAATTTGAACAGTATCAAAAAATCTATCGTCATTTGATGTATAAATTCTTCCGTGAGTAAAAGGCGAAGTAATATGTGAACCTGCATCACCATCAAAAGAAACTGCTTCTTGTAAATTGCTAAAACCAAATGTACCAGAAAAATCTACGATTTGGTCATCAATGATTACTTGTAATAATCCTGCGACTTGACCTTCCCCTAAAACTAAACAACCATATAAAAATTCATTATCATCATCAACACCACTGCTTTCTAAATAAACCAAAGTACCACCTACTCTGCGAATACCATAAATAACAGGAATATGGACATTACTAGCTTTCTTATTGACTTTTAATGCTTGTGCTTGTTGTCCTTGCGTATCTGTTCCTAAATTACCTAAATCTGGTAATTCTGGCATAGGGATTAACCAAGAAATTGCACCTTGTATTAAATCACCAATGCCTTCAAAAACATCTTGAAAAAAATCTACTACGCCACCCATTTACACCCTCTTATAAAATCTATGTCCATTTATGTTGTAATTATTTATCATTGACCATTTTTTAAATCGTTGTGTGTATTTATTATCACAATGTAAGTCTTTGTCCAAATGCCAAACATCTGTTTCAATCCATTTTATATTAAAATTTTTTAGCCAGTCCTCTGATGATTTTAACAGTCTTTTAGCGTTATAAAAATTACGATATTGTTCCATAATATAAAACCACTGAATATTGCCATAATTTTCAGTATTCCAAAATTTACAATCTATACTGCATAAACTTGCACCCAATAACTTTGTATCTATTAATAGAATGATATTCCAAGTAGGTCTTTTAATAACGTCTTTTAAAAACGTCATTGTTTTTTCTTTATCGTGATTTTGATTGGTTTCTTTTAATTGTTCAGAAATTAATGGTTCAAGAAATGCTAAATCTTCAAGACCTGCATATTTTATGTTCTTCCCCATTTAATATCCTTAACTGTGACACCACTATATTGGAAACCTCTGTCTGCTGAAAACAATTTTTGTTGAGAATTTTCAGTAGTTCTTCTTCCATTGATGCGTTCAAAGTCTGCCCAAAGACTAGAAACTTGTAGAGATATAATGCTATCACCTTCTTTTTCCTCAATAGAAAAAGATTTAATTCTTCCGTCAAATAAAATATATGGGTCAGCAATTAAGCTATTATCTGTATCTAATAATCCTAAATGAATCTTTACTTGCTTATGAGTAATAACATTATTCAAGACAATAGAAATATAAGTTTGGTCAACACCAGATAAAACTAAACGCAAAGTATTTTGTGTTATATCAGTGCTTTCAGTAACATTAGAAATAGATAATAAAAATCCTTGTTTGCTATAAGTATTGCCATCATAACTTAAATCAAATCCTGTCGTTGTAAAATAAACAGGCGTTGGGAAATCAATAAATACTAAATAACAAGGTTTAATGTTTTTTGTAGCTAAAGCATTTTTAAATGCAGTGGTTAATCCTCTAGCCATTAATTTAAATCTTCAACAACATCAATTTCAATTCTATAAACAGGGTCATTACCTAATTGAAATTCTTGAATATCATTAACTGCTCTTACAGTAATCGGTACATTATTGTAAGTAATCGCTTCGTCATTGGCTAAATTTTCCCTTAATGGTGGTTCAATAGTAATAGTTGCTTCCCCATTACTATCTGCGTTAGCATCATCTATAACCATATATACCTTTTGATGAGATGCAAACTTAATTAAATCACCTGCTTTTAATCCAGAATTTAAACCATCAATATCTATGGTAGTATCACCTGCTGTATGACTACCATTAACTAAAACTGTTCCATCTTCTGTTCCTCGTGTTGAAGATATTTCTGGTGCGACTACAGTAAAACTTTCTTTGCTTCCTTTTTGTTTAATCATAAAAGCATAAACAGGTGCAAATTCTGCTCTCGTCATAGGTGGGAGAGATAAAGTAAATTCCCATCTTTGCGAACTGATTTGCCTTCTAAAAGAAATTCCAGATACAGTTTCAGTTGTTAAAGTTGGCGTATTAGATTTAAAATTGATTGCTGTAAATCCTTGTGATGTTGGGAATGCTCCTGCCATTAGACTAACGCTCCTTGTCCTTTTTCATTTAATGCGTTGTTAATTAATCCTACTATCAATCCTCTACGTTTCACTAATAGTTTATCAAAATCAGTAGTGTCATTAGCAGTGATGTTAAAATTAATCACTGTTTGTCCGCCCATTCCACCAAGTTTATTATTAGGTATAATAGTTCCTGCTGTATCTGGTACAAAAAGTTCTGCTCCTGCTTCACCCACAATAGATGGTTGACCAACTGGAGGTCGTCCACCTTTTTCAAATCCTTTTATTTTATTAACTAAACCAATACCACCTGCTATTACAGCACCTGCAACAGCAATATTAAATGGTGGTGGTACTGAAGCATATGCTTTTAATCCTGCTTTATAAACTGATATCAAACCTTCTCTAATTGCTTCTAATTTAAACAATTCAGTTGCTTTACTTAATGCTGATTTAATTGCTTGACCAACTAATGCTTCAACCATTGAACGAATAATAAATTCTTTCAATGTTGCGAAACTAAGTTTTCCTGTCATAACAAAATCAGTCAGTGCATCTTGTAATTTATCAAAAGTTCCTTTTCCAATATCTTCTAATTCTTTAAAGAAATTAAAAGCATCTGTTTCATCTTTTAATCCTTTAAATAGAGCATCAAGTGCTTTTTCAAAATTTGTCACATCTTCTGTTACTTTATCAAAACCAATTTCTAATTCTTGAAATGGAATATCATTTAAAGCATTATTAACTTCTTCAATTAAATATCCTAAATTTTCAAATTCTATTGATGTTGGGTCAAGTGTGTTTCGTAATTGTTCTAATTCTCTTTTAACTTGTGATGCTTCATTTTGTAACTTATCAAAATTGGGGTCACCGCTATCTGCTAATGTTTTTAATTCATTTGTAAGAAGTTCTACCTCTACTGCTAAATCTTCAATAGTTTTTGGTCTTTCAAACATCTTTAAAAATTCATCAAGTTTGCCAGTTACTTCAGCAATTAAAAATCCTGCACCTGCTAATAATCCTAGAAAACTTGCAAAAGATTTTCTATTAAGAGATAGCATAGCAATAGATGCTCTACCTATACTCACAGCTAAACCTAAAAATGCTTTTGATAATCCATAAACAGCAACCGCCATTCCTAATCTTTTAAATGTTTCAAAATTATCATTTACAAATCTAACGCCATCAGCAAGTGTAGTAATTGCTGTTGCTAAAGTTTTCCCAACTGCTTCAGCTAAAACTTCTATTTGTTGTTCGTTATCTGCAAAAAATTGGTCTAATGAACGAAATTCTTTTTTTAATTCATCAAAAAATTCTGCTGATACTCTTTTCTGAAAATTAAAATATTTATCCCCTATCATTGATAGAGTACCTCCTAATGTCTGTGCTAAATCTTTAGTAGCAGTGGCAAATTCACCATCACCTGCAAATAATTCTTCAAATCTTTTTGCTGTTTCTTCAGCAGTTACTCTAGCACCTTCTTCAAAACCTAATAAGGCACGAACACCTCTTTCTCTAAATATATCAGCAGATGCAATACCACCAGAAAATGACCTTTGAATTTGGGTTGCGGTTGTTTCAAAATCTAATCCTGTGACTGATGCTACATTACCAGTAATTTCTAATATTCTGTTAAGGTCGTCAGCATCTTTAGATACAACTGCTAAATTACCAGATGCTCTAGATATTTGTTCTAATGAAAATGGAACTTTTCCTGCAAATTTAGATAAATTATCAAATGCTTTTGAACCTTCTTCTGCTGACCCAAAAAGAAATTTAAATCTAATATTTAGACTTTCAATTTCTTTACCAACATCAACAAAAGACTTTAAAACAGCACCTACACCAAGACCAACTAGTGCATTTTTGAGATTAATTACTGATTGTTTTGTTTCATTAAGATTGCCTTGAACTTGTTTTAATGCTTGTCTTGATTTATCGTTGGCAAGAATATCAATATTTAATCTTTTGGTGGACATTATCTTCTTTTACCTTGCATCTTCTGTTTATTCAATTCTTTTTGTTGCTCCTCGTGTTTTA